CTAAATGTTTTGCAAAATCATGCACTTGGTGAAACTGAGGAGTTAAGTCCTACAAGGATGAAGGCTATTGAGATACTATTGCGTAAATCAATGCCTGATATGGCTTCAGTAACCATAAGCGGAGACGCTGACCAACCACTTCAGCACATCGTTACATGGGCGAAGTAATCGAAATTCCCTATAAGCCAAGGGAACACCAACTAAAGGTTCACGAGTTACTGGATGGCAAACGCTTTGCAGTCGTAGTGGCACATCGTAGATTCGGTAAGACTGTAGCTGCGCTTAACCACTTAATCCGTGAGGCGGTGCTAAACGAGAAAGAAACTCCTCGTTACGCTTACATTGCGCCTACCTATGGACAAGCTAAACGAGTGGCGTGGGACTATCTCGTTAAATACACTACTCCGCTAGGCGGTACTAACAACATCTCAGAGTTACGAGTTGACTTCTGGGGTAGGCGTATTCAGCTTTATGGCTCAGACAATCCTGATTCCCTCCGAGGTCAATTCTTTGATGGGGTCATCATTGATGAGGTTGGTGACCAGAATCCTAAGATATGGACAGATATTGTTAGACCTGCCTTGACAGACAGAAAAGGCTGGTGTCTATTCATTGGTACACCTAAAGGACATAACCACTTCAAAGAGTTGCGAGACAGGGCAGAGAAAGAAGAAGGATGGGGTCTGCTTGAGTTCAAAGCCTCTGAGACAGGGGTAGTGGATGAGACAGAACTGAAGGCTGCTAAGAATGAAATGGGCGAAAGCAAGTTTCGGCAGGAATTTGAGTGCTCATTCGATGCGCCAATTGAGGGGTCATATTATGGAGAAATGCTTAACGAACTAGAAGACAAAAAGCATATGCAAGAGATTCCCAGAGAGGAATTAAGCAGAACTTTTACTGCTTGGGACTTGGGTATGGGTGACTCTACATCTATCTGGGTGGCTCAACTGGTGGGTACTGAGGTGCGCCTAATCGACTATTACGAGAATCATGGGGTAGGACTAGACCACTATGTGAAGTGGATTAAGGATAACGAATACTCAAAAGCAGAGCATATTTTGCCCCATGACGTAAGGGTTAGAGAACTTGGAACTGGTAAAAGCAGACTAGAAATGCTTGAGGACTCAGGGTTAGAAGTCAAAATAGCCCCGAGGATGGGATTAGATGATGGCATCCAAGCGGTTAGAAGGTTGCTTCCAAGATGCTGGTTTAATGTGCCTAAAGTGCAGAATGGCTTGAACTGCCTGAGAAACTACCGCAGAGACTACGATGAGAAGCGTAAGATATTCTTTGAAAGACCACTACACGATTGGTCTAGTCATGGCTCTGATTCTTTCCGTTACTTAGCCCTTGGATTGGATGAAGGACATTCAACATGGTCTAAGCCTATTAACCAAACTCCGAAGTGGATTGTCTGATGTATGTACAAATGCAGGGTGTAAATCTAGCACCTAAAGTAAAAGAACTTGAAAAGCGTATCGAAATGCTTGAAAATGTGGTAAATGAGTTAAAATTGGAAAAACCCAGAATGGGACGCCCTCCAAAGGACAAGCATGGCACAGAACGAGTTAATGTCGATAATCCAAGCAGAGATTGACGATGCAATTGGATTTATTGAAAGCGAAACTGTTGAACAACGCAAACAGGCTCTGGAGGCTTATCTACGACAGCCCTATGGTAATGAAGTTGAGGGAAAGTCTCAAATCGTTACTGGAGAAGTGGCAGAAGCGATAGATGGTGCGCTACCTAGCTTAGTTCGTATCTTTACAGGCTCAGACAATATCGTAGTCTTTGAGCCACAAGGCCCGAAAGATGAAGCCTCCGCAAAACAGGCGACAGACTACTGTAATTGGGTCTTTACTCGTGATAACGAAGGCGTGTCCATTCTCCATGATTGGTTCAAAGATGCACTCTTACAGAAGAATGGCATCTTAAAAGCGTATTGGGAAGACAAAGAAGACATAACCAAAGAGCGTTACTTTGACTTGTCTAACGATGAGTTAGCAATGCTGATGAGTGATGAGAGCATGGAGATTGTCGAGCAAGATACGACAGAGTTTCCGATATTTGACCCAATGGGTCAGCCAGTTATAGACCCTATGGGTATGCCTGTGATGGGTGCTACTCATAACGTAGTTGTCCAGCAAAAGAAAAAGTCAGGCAAGGTAACGATTGAGAACGTACCGCCAGAGGAGTTCTTAATTAGCAAGAAGGCTAGAACTATTGCTGATTCTCCTTTCGTAGCCCACAGACAGATGTTGACTCGTAGCACCTTGATTGCTATGGGTTTTAACAAGAAGCAGGTAGAAGGCTTGCAGATGGGTGATGCTTTGGCTTATACGCCAGAGCGTGTGGCTCGGTTCTCTGCTGGTGAGCAACCTTACCAAGTTCAGACAGATGACCCCTCAATGCAAGAGATTGAGGTCTTTGAGTGCTATGTCAAAACTGATATAGATGGCAAAGGCATTGCTTCATTAGTTCAAGTGTTCTACGCTTCTAATGAAATCCTTGAGGACGAAAAAGGTAAGGAAATGATTGAGGAAGTTGATTACGTTCCTTTCCACTCAATCTGTCCTATCCCAATTCCGCATAAGTTCTTTGGTAACTCGTTAGCTGACAGAACAGTTGACCTACAGTTAATCAAGACCACTATCACTCGTCAGATGTTGGATAACTTATATCTGACCAATAACGCCAGAGTAGTTGCCGTAGAAGGACAAGCAAATTTAGATGACCTGCTTACATCTACGGCAGGTGGTGTCATTCGTGTTAAGTCTCCTAATGCTGTTTCTCAATTGGTTGTACAGAACGTGGCGGCACAGGCTTTCCCAATGCTTCAGTATCTGGATACAATTCAGTCCAAGCGTACAGGCGTGTCTGATGCCTCACAAGGGCTAGACCCATCTGTATTGCAGAACGTGACTGCTGCTGCGGTAGCTTCTATGCAACAAGCTGGCGCAGGTAAGATTGAACTGATGGCTCGAATCTTTGCTGAGACAGGCGTTAAGTCTTTGTTCCAAGGCATCTTGCACTTGCTCTGTAAGTACCAAGACAAAGCACGAATGGTTCGTATGCGTGGTGAGTTTGTAGAGTTTGACCCTAGAACATGGGCTAACCAATACGATGTGTCTATTAACGTAGGTTTAGGCGCAGGTAACCGACAAGAGCAGATGGCTATGTTGTCTATGGTTCTTGCTAAACAAGAGCAGTTGATTGGTCAGTATGGCCCTGCTAATCCTTACGTTTCACCTGCTCAGTATCGTGGCACATTGGGACGCATGGTAGAGATTGCTGGCTTTAAAGATAGTGCTGAGTTCTACAAAGCTATTACGCCAGAGCAAGACCAGATGCTTTCTAATCCTCCTCCACAGCAACAACAAATGCCTCCAGAGATACAGGCATTGATGGCTAAGACTCAAGCTGAGATACAAGCCAACCAAGCTAAAGCACAAGCTGACTTGCAGATGCAACAACAACAGATGCAGATTGACATGGAGATGGCACAACAGAAGGCTGCTCTTGAAATGCAATTGATGCGTGAGAAAGAGATGGCGAAGTTGCAACTTGAGCGTGAGAAACAACAGGCTTACTTTGCATTGAAGCAACAAGAGTTTGAAGCAGAAGCCCAATTGAAAGCAATGAAGATTGGTGCTGGCATTACATCCAACGTAGAGATTAGAGGTTAATCATGGCGACTACAAAGTACACGCAAGAACAAATTAACGCTGCTCTTGCGGAGGAATTAAGATTAAACCCTAGCCTTTCTCAAGCTGCCTTAACAAGTGCTGGTAAATCTTTAGGTTTGTCAGACGCTCAAATCAATGCGGCTTTTGATACTATTGCTGGTTTTAATGCTCAAGGTCAGTATGACGCTGCTGATTACATTGCAAATCGTGTGGCTGGTAAACCTGACTATCAAATGGTAGTGGATGCAGCTAATGCAGCTAATCCATACTCTGCTCAAAACATGGCTAAAGTGGATGTGACTAGGCAAGGTCAATATGTTACTGACCCTGTTACTGGTAAGCCTGTTGCGTTATCTGCGTACTCTGCTGGATTTGACATTAACAATCCAACAGCATTAACTTATTTAGGTGAGTTGGCTTCTAGGGGTGGAACAGACTCTACATCACAAGCATTTAATGCCATTGCAACTCCTGCACAAA